ATGGCCACTGAGCATCCAAGAACATTGGAGGAATATTGCTTGCAGTTTGACACTACTTTTTTTAATTTGCATATATCGTGTATATTTTGTAGCCGTTTACTTAACTATCAAGATCTTGCAAGTTTTTCTCTTAAACATCTTAGTTTGGTATTTAGAGATTCTCAGTATTATGCTTGTTGTCGCAATTGTTGTCGCGTGTCTGCGAGGTTTGAGTTTGAGAATCATTACCAATGCTCTGTTCAATCTGTAAATATTGAAACTGTTGCAGAAAAAGCTTTGAATTGTCTTATTGTTCGTTGTTACAATTGTTTAACTTTATTGGATACTGCTGAAAAGTACGATATTGTTTGTAGTGGTGGATTATTTCATTTAGTAAGAAGTCAGTGGCGAGGTTTGTGCAGAGAGTGTACACCAAGATGATTGGGGCACAACCTGATATCAAAGATATTGATTTAGATTTACAAGAATTAGTATTGCCTCAAAATCTTTTAGCTGAAGAAAGTTTGTCGCCTGATGCTGATCCTGAAGAGGAGGAGCAACAATTATATTGGGTTGACACCTGTTGCGGTACCTGTAAAGCAACTGTAAGAGTGTGTGTTTTTGCTACTTCAACTGCTGTTTGCACATTGCAATTTTTATTGCAAGGACAGCTTTCCTTTGTGTGCATTCTGTGTTCCAAAGGACGTCGCCATGGCAGACCTAACTAAAGGTACTGAACAATTTGAAACTATTGAAAAAGATGATAGTTGGTATATTGTTAGTGAAGCTGAATGTATTACTGATTTAAATTCCTTGGATAATATATTTGAAGAGAGTACAGATGGTTCTGTTATTTCTGAATTGATTGATGATGTGGATAATGCTTCACAGGGGAATTCCCTGGCGTTTTACAACAGTAAGGTTACGGCCGATTGCAATAAAGCAATATCAGAGCTAAAACGAAAGTATATTAAAAGCCCGCAGCAATGCGTTGCAGATTTGAGTCCGAGACTTGAAGCAGTTAAAATTTCTGTGGAAGGAAAAAGTAAAAGACGATTATTTCAGGACAGTGGCATTGAGGAAGATGAAACTGCAAATGTTTCTCAGGTACAAGCTGATACTCAGATAAGTGTACCCGCAGGAGCTGATGAAACAGTTGATTTGTTAAGATGTAGTAATAGAAAAGCTGTGTTGTACAGTAAATTTAAAGAATTATATGGTGTGAGCTTTTCCGAGCTAACGAGATTGTTTAAAAGTCACAAAACATGTTCATCTAATTGGGTAGTGGCTGTTTTTAACGTTACAGAAGAAGTATTAAATGGCTCAAAAATATTGTTACAAAAACATGTTGATTTTATGCAGTTAATTATTGTTGGACTTTATGCATTATATTTAATTGAGTTTAAGACTGCTAAAAGTAGAGAAACCTTAACAAAAATGTTACAACAATTATTAAATGTGGAAGATTATCAAATATTATGTGACCCACCAAAATTAAGAAGTGTACCTGTTGCATTATATTTTTATAAAAGATCTATGTCCAATATAAGTTTTAAATATGGTAACTTTCCAGATTGGTTATCAAATTTAGTTCTATTAGATCACCAAGTTGGTAGTCAAGAAACATTTAGTCTTTCTGACATGGTTCAATGGGCATTCGATCATGACTATCTTGATGAATCACAAATTGCTTTTAATTATGCTATGGCAGCGTCAGAAAACGCAAACGCTGCAGCTTTTCTGCAAAGCAATAATCAAGCTAAGTATTTGAAAGATTGTGCTATTATGGTAAAACATTATAAAAGATATGAAATGCGCCAAATGTCAATGAGCTGTTGGATTAATAGATGTTGTTCATCCTACAATGAAGAATCTGATTGGAAGCGTATTGCACATTTTCTAAGATTTCAAAATGTAAATTTTCTTGAATTCCTAATTGCATTTAAACCATTTCTAAAAGGTACACCCAAAAAAAATTGTATGGTTATTTGGGGACCTCCCGATACTGGAAAATCATTATTCTGTTTCAGCTTGTTAAATTTCTTGAAAGGTAAAGTCATTTCTTTCATGAACAGTCAAAGTCATTTTTGGCTAATGCCTTTGATAGATGGTAAAATTGGCTTGTTAGACGATGCAACATTTGCTTGTTGGCAATATATGGATGTTCACTTAAGAAACGCTTTAGATGGTAATGCTGTATCTATTGATCTAAAGCATAGGCAACCTGTTCAACTAAGTTTGCCTCCACTACTAGTCTCTACTAATGTTGATGTTATGTCAGAACAATCCTTGAAATATTTACACAGTAGAGTGAAATGTTTTAACTTTCCTAATAAGTTGCCAACAACAGATAGTGGTGCTAGTGTGTATGAAATTACTAATGCATCCTGGGCATGTTTTTTTAGAAAGTTTGCAAACCAATTAGACATTTCAGAAGATGATGAGGATGGAAACTCAGGAGACTCTAACAGACCGTTTCAATGCACTGCAAGATGCAATATTGAATCTGATTGAAGAAAACCCCAGTGATTTGAAATCTATTATTCGTTATTGGGAACTAAATAGAAAAGAACACGTAACATTATATTATGCTAGAAAAGAAGGATTTACACGTTTAGGCCTACAGCCTGTCCCAACCCCAGCTGTCTCAGAATACAATGCAAAACAAGCAATACAAATGCAACTGCTGGTAAATAGTTTAAGTAAATCTGTGTTTGCTAAAGAAACTTGGACATTATCTGACTGTAGTGCTGAACTTATAAATACACTACCAAAAGACTGTTTTAAAAAACAAGGTTATACTGTAGAAGTATGGTATGATAATGATAGAAACAAGGCATACCCATATACTAACTGGAAAAGGATATATTATCAAGACTCACATGACGAATGGCAATTAACTGAAGGAAAGGTAGATGAAAATGGACTTTATTATGATGAAAAAAATGGTGACAGAGTTTATTTTATGCTGTTTGGGGCAGATGCAGACAAATATGGAGTGACAAAAGAATGGACTGTGCATTATAGAGATACTACTATTGTCTCCTCTTCCAGCTCCAGCAGGAGGGTCGCAGACTCCAGCCAAGCCTTCACCCAACCCTCTACCTCCGGGTACTCCAAGACCCCATCGCCGAAGCGTCGACGAGCTGCAGAAGAGGCAGATTCCTCAACATCATCATCATCATCATCAGCCCCATCAGGGTCCCCAGCGTCTAACCTTCGAGATCGGGGAGGAGGACAAGGAGAACGATCCGTTCCCTTATCAAAAAGACGAAGACACACCAGTGAATCAGCTGGGGAATCTGCTGTCCCGTCTCCTTCTGAAGTGGGAACAGGACATCGACTACTTGCGCGACAAGCTCTTGGAAGAGTTCAGCGACTTCAAGCTGAGGCTTGGGATCCATTCATCCTAATTTTAAAAGGTCCTTCAAATAATTTGAAATGCTGGAGAAATAGAAATAAACATAATCATGTCCATGTAAAAGCTAGCAGCAATGTTTGGAGATGGCTGGGGGAGGGTTATACATACAGTAGAATGCTTTTAGCTTTTGATTCAGAAACGGAAAGAGAACGCTTTGTACAGTTTACTAGGTTCCCTAAAGACACTACATATGCCTATGGAAATTTAGAATCATTGTAAAATGTATAGAACAAAAAGAGTAAAGCGTGATACTGTTGAAAATATCTATCAACAATGCAAAATATCTGGTAACTGCCCACCTGATGTAGTAAATAAAGTAGAGCAAACGACCCTTGCTGATCTATTATTAAAAATATTTGGAAGTGTAATTTATTTGGGTGGATTGGGAATTGGCACAGGTTCTGGTGTTGGGGCTTCAAGTATAAAACCAATTCCTGAAGCACTTCCTATACCGGAAGGTGCACCAACAAATGAAATACCATTAGAAGAATTACCATCAGTTACAAGGCCCAGCAGACCAAGCAGACCTACCACATTTGGTACACGTATAGATCCTATTAGCTCTGCAACAAATCGTCCCCGGCCAGTAAATCCACGGGGTCCAGCTATTGTACCTCTTAGTGAAGATGGACTACCAGAACCTGCAATAATTGGGGGCGGTGCAAGTAATGGGTATGAGGTATTAACTAATGTAGATGCTTTTGAAGACTTAAGTACAGTAACTGGTCATCCTACAGTTTTACATGGTCAGGAAGATGTAGCTGTTTTAGAAGTAACACCAGTAGAAGGAGTCTCACATAGAACTGTATTAGGCACTTCTACACAAGATGATATCATATCTATTATTGACAGTAGTATTTCTGCAACAACAGAAACTATCAATGTTTTTGTAAATCCAGATTTTGGAGGAGTGGAAATTGGAGAAGAAATAGAATTAAGTCCAATAAATACTATACAAGAATTTGAAATTGAAGAGCAGATTCCTAGAGAAAGTACTCCATCTCGGATTTTTAACAGAACTCTAGGGCGCGCCAGACAGTTGTATAATCGAATAGTTGAGCAGGCTCCAACTCGAAACATAGATTTTCTAGGTCAACCTTCCCGCGCAATTTTATTTGAGTATGATAATCCCGCCTTTTCCGATGATGTCACTTTGACCTTTGAAAGAGATTTACAGGAGGTAGCAGCTGCACCGGATCCTACTTTCACAGATGTTATTCAACTACAGAAACCTCAGTTTGCTATAAATCAGGAAGGTTTAGTCAGATTTAGTAGACTTGGAACCAGAGGAAAGATTAGTACCAGAAGTGGTACAATATTAAAGCAGAAGGTTCATTTTTATTATGATTTAAGCCCAATAGCACCAGTGCAAGAAAACATAGAATTAAATGTGTTTCAGGACTCGTCAGATGCAGTAACTATTGTAGATGAACTAAGTAGTAGCACATTTATAAACCCTCTGTTTGAAGAGAATTTAGGGGAAAGTGCTCTAATTGATGACCTTAATGAAGTTTTTGAAAATGCACATCTAGCTTTGATAGAAGAAACTGAGGAGGATCAAATCATTGTACCTACTTTAGTAACAGACTCAGTACCAAAGTTTTTTTCTAATGACTACTTTTCCAAATTTTCAGTAATTAACAGTAACGAATCTCCTCCTATGTCAGTAGATGAAGCTTCCATTTATCCAGCAATTCAAATAGATCCATATGGTTCTGACTATTATTTACATCCTTCTTTAATGAAACGGCGGAAGCGTAAATATTCAGACTTACTTTAATTGTTTTTCAGATGACTCTGTGGATGCAACATTCTGGAAAATTATACCTACCACCAGCAAAGCCAGTGGCCAAAGTATTAAATACAGATGATTATGTTGTTGGAACAAATCTGTTTTTCCATGCCTCTTCTGAAAGATTATTAACGGTTGGACACCCTTACTTTGAAATTCCAAATCAGGCTATACCCGGAGCTTTAGCTGTTCCAAAAGTCTCTGGATCTCAATACAGAGTTTTTAGATGCTTATTACCAGATCCTAATAAATTTGCACTTATCGAAAAATCAATATATAATCCAGAAAGGGAACGATTAGTTTGGAAACTTAAAGGCTTACAATTAGGTCGTGGTGGACCGTTAGGGGTTGGAACCAGTGGTCATCCTCTTTTTAATAAAGTGCTTGACACAGAAAATCCTAATGCTTATCCTCCAGAACAAACAGACGAACAAAGGCAAAATGTCAGCATGGATCCCAAACAGGTTCAGATGTTAATAGTAGGTTGCGAACCAGCTATGGGTGAGCATTGGGATGTTGCAAAGCCGTGCGTTGGAGAACAAAATAATGGCGATTGTCCACCTATTGAATTAGTCAGTTCAGTAATACAAGATGGTGATATGTGTGACACAGGATTTGGTGCAGCCAATTTTAGACGATTACAACAGGACAAATCAGGAGTTCCTTTAGATATAGTAGATAGTATTTGCAAATGGCCTGATCTTATAAAAATGGAGCAAGAAGTATATGGAGATAAACTATTTTTTTTCACAAAACGGGAGCAGGCCTATGCCAGACATTATTTTGCACGAGCGGGTGATCCTGGAGATGCTATGCCCGATGGAACAGTCAATCAGGATATGTTTTATTACAGTCCTGATCGTTCTCAAGGCGCACTACCTCAGAACAAGCTAGCATCCCATATTTACTTCCCAACTGTAAGTGGCTCTCTAGTTTCTAGTGAAGCGCAGCTATTTAATAGACCATATTGGTTACAAAAAGCTCAGGGACCCAACAATGGTATTTGTTGGAATAATAACTTATTCCTGACAGTAGTTGATAACACCAGAAACACAAATTTTACTATATCAGTGTATAAGAATGGCGCATCTGTACCCACGCCATCACAGTACTCTTATAAAGCCAGTGATTTTAAACAGTATTTAAGACATGTTGAAGAATATGATGTAGAATTAATATTTCAATTGTGTAAAGTGTCGCTGGAACCAGATATTCTTGCGCATCTCAATGTAATGGACCCTTCAATACTTGATAATTGGCAATTGGCGTTCGTACCGCCGCCACCTCAGAGTATTGAGGACAATTATAGATATATAAGATCATTGGCTACTCGATGCCCTCCAGAGGATCCTGAAGCTGAAAATAAGGACCCTTATAAACAATACAGCTTTTGGCCTGTTGATTTAACTGAACGGTTTTCAGCTGAATTAAGTCAATTTCCCCTGGGTCCTGAAGCTGAAAATAAGGACCCTTATAAACAATACAGCTTTTGGCCTGTTGATTTAACTGAACGGTTTTCAGCTGAATTAAGTCAATTTCCCCTGGGAAGAAAATTTTTATTCCAAAGTGGATTATTCAGAACATATTCTACTACCTCAGGTACAAAGAGATTGCGCAGCAGTATGGCCAGTAACACTACGCGTGCAAAACGCAGGCGTGTAAAATAATAATATAGGAAATATGCTGTCTATGAATGTTGGTTTGGAATGCATTTCAATAAAGTTGCTACTGTGAAATTTCTGACTCATGGGGTCGTTATTCAGTCTACACCCGAGTATATATGGAGAGACTCCAACAGGGTAAACAACATAATCAATAAATCAATATAGACATCACACCTGGCAGAGCTGTCAACCGTTTCTGGTAAGAAACTTGGCGCCAACGGCTATTGCATACCGGTTCTGGTACAGTAATAAAGATTTTTAAAAGATACAACATGTGCAGACAAACTGAGTTGACTCAAAGTTTGGCAAATACCGCTTTTGTTACTGGCTGTCTGCCTTTGTACCGGGAGTGGTACATATATTTCCTGTGGCAATGATTGTTGCCAACAATCATCGCAGTGCATATAAGTGACCGGGAGTGGTATCTATAAAATGCAGAGAGATTCTGGATTTATTTGCAGCAG